TTGTGGTTAAATCAACTTTTTCGTTCAACTTAGCGTAAACATCAGCTAAACTTCCTCCTAAAGGGTCCCAACTCGTGCCGTTCCAAGCATAGTTTGTATTAGGTGGGTAAGCTAAGTAAGCTTTTACTACATTATAAACATCGCCATTTTGTGCGTCAGTAGGCAAATCGCTAAACTTTTGTACTGAGCCACGATATACCATAGCTCCGCTTACTTTTGTATCTATATAGTCTTTAGTTGCTGTAGACATAGGCTTGTCTAAGTCGCTTGTATTATCTACGTTGCCTAAGCCTATTTGTTCTTTTGTAACGCTATGAGGGTTTTCCTTATTATCAATATGTGTATTAAGAGCTTGATTAATAGAGCTTTCTACTTGTTGTGCTCTAGTAATTTCATTGCTGATTTTTGTATTGAGCGTAGTTTCCTCATTTGTAGCACGTTCAATTTCAGCGTTGAGATTAGCTTCTAATTCATTGACTTTTGCTTGCAATTCTTCGGTAAGCTCTTTAGTCTTAGAATAAGTAACAAGCAAATAATCATATTGGCTTTGTGTAATGCCGTTATCGAGCTTTATAACGTTGCTTTCTACGTTAAAGGTAATAAGCCCTTGTGCATATAAAGAGTTGTCTACATTGGCTCTGACAGTGGCATACGCCAAACCGCTATATTGTACTTCTACGCTATCTAAATCATAGTAATAAAAATGATATGTTTGGTAGTCCTGGAAGAAGTGTAAATCTCTATTTTTTTGATAAGGAATAGAAAGATCTATTTGATTATCTTTAATAGAAACTTCAGTAGATAAAACGCCATCAGGGCTTTGCATTATAAACCACACATCAGAAATAGTAGCTGAAGTGTCAAAATACATATAAATTCTATTAGCTTTGTAGTCTCCGACTCTAACCGATTTATCTTGCACTATTTCTTGCAAAACGCCATTTTTATCAAAATATACATACATTGCCATATTTTATTCGTGCTCCTTTCTTTTCTTCCAAAAAGTGTCCATAAGGCTTTCTACTTTTTCGATATTATTATCGTGCATATATTTAGGAAGCGGGTTAATAGGTATTGCAACTATCTCACAAAGAATTACACAAACAATTACTTGCATAAATTGGTCTATGTTTCTTCCAATTACATTTAATGCAACGTACATCAAAAGTAATGGAACGATAATTTTAAATACACCCGCAAGTATTTGTGTAATAAATGAATAAGGAATACCGCTTCTAAGAATTGAATAAACGTATCTTAGGAAGAAGAAAATAATTAATATACCAACTATGCCCCAACCGCTTAAAGAAGCTTTAGTAGCGCTTGTAAATAAGCCAAAGCGCCAAGCAATAAAAGCGAATGGTGCAACACAGCCAATTAATATAAAAAGAGCTAATCTAACATAGAATATTATCTTTTGATTTTTGTCCATTTTTTATTACCTCCATTTTTTCTATTGCTTTTTCTTCTTCTGATTTAGTAGTGAATTTATTTGTCTCTACATCTATCAAGAAGCGCTCTAGCGTTGTTGTTTTATAGTCTAGGTAAATACATTCGTCTTTTATTAAATCGCTTGCTACAAGCGTTCCAAACGCAAGGGAAGTAAATAACGTAAATAACCTTGAAATAAGATTTATCATTGCTTGGTTAAATCCTCCTGGATCTTGAGTATCAATTACAAGACCTGACATAATAAAGCCAAATACGATAATAAACATAACTCTATAAAACATAAGACTTAAATATTTTTGTCTTTGTTTCTTAGACTGCTCACTAGCTATCTCATACATAGATTGTGTCTTATTTTTAGAATAAGCGTTTAAGAAATAGCTATCGTGAACGTACTTCATTTTGATTTTACCAGTAAGTACTTTTCTTGCAGCTTTTATTTGTTCTTTAGTCAATGAATTAAAAGCAGTTTTTCCTTTAGATGTTTCAAAAAATCTAGGCTGTTCTAGCAAAAGTACTTGGTTCTTATCTAGTTCTAAGATTAGTTCCGCTTGCTTTATTCCATAGTTATTTTTTAAATATCTTACGCATTTTTGATAGTACTCTTTAGCATATAATCGCTTGTTCCAGTCCTCGAATTTATCTATGTGAACATTTATTTTAGTTCTCATAGTATTATAGGAATTATAAGTACTTACGAATAAGCCTTTTTCATTAGTTCTAAAGTAATTATCGCCCATTCCTTGACCTGATATAACGCCGAATATACCTATTGCTATTGTGATTATCAAATTACTAAGAAATTCAGTACTATTCCAATTATCTGGGTTAAGTCCAGCATTTAGAACGGAAGTAATAATAATGATGATAATTGCAAAAAGTACACTAATTCCTGTAAGAAAAGTTTTTCTATTTAGTTTTTTCATTACTTAGTTCCTACTATTTACTATAAAAAAGCCTATAGCAAGAGCAAAAACAACAACTAAAGCATAAATCAAGTATGCTTGAGGTGTAGTGAACCACCCTTTTATGTCCCAACCTTGCATATAACCGCCCCAAAGGAATAAACCTAAGGCAACGACTAGAAATACACAAGATAGAAAAATAGTTATTTTCTTGCTCTTGTTCATATTATTCTACAGGCTTTATGTTAGAAGACATATCTTCTAATTTTGCGATAGCTTCTTCTTTCTTAGTTTCTTCCGCTATAACTTGATTTTTTACTTCTTCTTTAGCGTGATCTATTGTTTCTTGATCAGTTTGCCCCATTTTTTGTATAAGTTCCAAAATAGCTAAACGGCTTTCAGGTGTATTTTCCTGTGCTAAAGCTAAGATTTTTGCGAATGTTTCTAAGTAAGGTTTAATTTCATTAACGCTATCATTTAATGGTAAAATCAAATCGTTTATAGCTTTTTGTGTATTATCGTCAATTCCGTTTTTAAGAACTTTCTTGACCTGTTCGCATATTTCTTCAGAAGTAACAGCATGCTTCTTGGCTAATTCTCTAAGCGAACTAGCCATTTTTATAACAGCTCCTAAGGCAGTACACACAGAAACTATAACAGTTACAATTTCTGGTGTGAAATACTCAGAAAGCCAAGCCCCAAAGTCAAATTCTTCAGGCTCTATAATCTCGATGGAACTAGAGCTAGAAGTGGAAGTATCAATACTAGTTATAGAAGTTGGCTGACTTGTACTAGTAACAGGTGTGCTTATTGGTGTACTAACAGCGGAAGTAAGTAATAATAATGCTATCATTTTATATTCCCCTTTATGATTTTGGCTAAATTGCCTATATTTTCAATGTTTTTGTCGGCTTTTTCATTAACATTGTCAATTCTAATATTTATGTTTTTAAGTTCTTTTTTGATACTAGCTAGGAATTCTTCCTTGCTGATAACTTCAAAGAATGCTTTATCATTGTTGTAGACAATTACATCACCATTTCTCGGCTTATAGTTGTCTTCAACAGAAATAACAATTTTTTTCATTATTTGTTCACCTCATTAATAATTATATCACTATAATATTGATTTTCGCCATAGCTTTTATCACTACCAGTAGCAACATAGTTATAGTTGCTTCCTATAAGGTTGTGTAGTGTGTCATAAACCCTCGTATCGCGTTTAGAAAGCAAAGACATATAAATATCTATATAACCTCGCTCAAAATCGCTAGAAACGGCGTTTACGCCAAATACAAACTTGTAGCAGTTGTCAACTTGGTCGAAGTACCAATATTGAATTGACTTAGTTTTACTAGGAACTTGTGCTAAATCAGTACGAATTGAAATAGTACCATTTTCATGCTCTTTTAGGGAAAACACACTATCGACTGCTAGTGTAGAAGTATTTAGCTGTGCAAATTCAGAATATACAAGAGTTTTCTTCATTTTATTTTGTGATAACACTAGATACATATTTTTTCTATATGTTTTAGTCTTAGTTTCTTGCGCCGAATTCAAGTACATTTTTCTATAGTTAGCTGTATTCGAGTTAATAGTTTGGTTAATATAGAATTCCTTATCACAAGAGAAAGCATAACCAACAGCTAATTTTCTATTTCCATTGCTATCGTAGTAAATCAGGGCATTTCCAGAACCTATTTCTAATTCTTGAACTTGCTCGTTTTCTACTTTTAAGTTAGTAAACCATAGTTTTCCAGTTGCTGGAGCATTGTTTCCAATTTTCGTAACTTTTCTAAATATATATTGAATATCATCATTTGTGTAGCTATCTTCTCCACTCCAGAATGGTCTATTAACTTTTACAACGCTTGTACCAGAAGTAACGATTTCCGAATTGCTAACAATAACGATTTTGTTAATGTTATATGAGAAATAATTAGTAAAACCACCAGCGGCATCATCTAACGCATTTAAAGTACTTTTTGGGTAATCTATAAAGCATTGTGTTTGTGCTAATTCTAGTTTAGATAAATCGCTTTCGTTAATTTCTATGATTATTCCAGGTCGATTTGTTATAAGACCATTTTCCCCAGCTCTTTTAGCGTCAAAGTAAATCACATTAGCTTCTATATCATAGCCTCTAACATCAGTAGTAATATATGTTTCAGCTACTTTGTTATAAGTAGAAAGCATATCGCTTAACTTCATTACCCAAGGTGAGAATAAAATATCGTTGTTTTCTGTAATTGGCTCAAATTGAAAAGTCATATCGAGCATTTCTTTATTATCTTTATTGACTTTGTATTCATTGCCGATGATATTAGTAACATTCAATTCATTAAACGCAGTAATTGTAGGAAGTCCAAATATTCTATCACTGTATATTTCATCGATTTGCTCTTTTTGATATTCACTATAGTTATAAACTCCATCTAAGAATGCTTCTTTTTGGTCTATATGCCCTACATATATTCCATAATTTTCAGCAAATCCTATTTCGGGATCATCTACTAACATTGTCCAACTTTGCACGCTTCCTGTGTAATCATCATCGGTAGGTGCAACAATAGGATTTATAGTTGGTTCTGGTGTCTTAATGAATACACCCATAGAAACGTTATCTTCCATTGTGATATTGAAACACAAGGAATTGCCACTAACAAAAGCGTTTATATCGGAAGCATAATATTTATTGTTATGCACAAAATAGCTATAATTAATTTTGTCTTTGTAGTCGAAGTAATCAATAGTTATAGCTTGTGGGCTAGGCTTTAAGAAGCTCATTATAGTTCCGAGTGGGCTATCTCCATTGAAATTATTAAATAAGAAAGTTATATCTTTTTCATAGTAAGATTTGTCTTTAGAAAGCAATATAAACTCTTTTTTGTTGTCGCTTCTTCTTGTGCTTTCATCATAAGTAAGCAAGCTATATGGTCTTATCTTTGCATATACGCTTGTATAATAGTTCTTCAAAACATAATTTTTAGTCCCAAAATAAGTACATTCAATGTAATTGTCGTATATCGCATATTCTCGATGATAAATAATAATATTGTCTTTATACACACTGCCTAATGGTTGAATATCGCTATAGTTAGAATATCTAGCTTGAATAACTATAGCTGGATTTCCAAAGCGGTTAGCTTTTTCTTTTTCAAACATTCCATCATGTTCAAGAAGCATAAGTGAATTGCTAGTACTATCATTAGTAATAATATCATCTCTAGCATTGTCTTTAGAATGAACGATAGTTCCATTATAGAATGCTTGATAGTCCACAATGAAGAAAAATGATTTCATAGCAAGACTATTATTGCTAAATGGGTTAACAATATTATCTACAACATTACCGCCAGTGATAGAAAATTCTTCACCATCAGCTAAATTGCCTAATTTAGTTATATAACCATATTCATAAATTCCATAAGGTGTAAAACTATCAACTAAGTTAATAATATTTTCTACATAGGTTTTTTCAGTAGAAAACCAAGGGGCAGTTTGATATTTATAGCTTTCTCCCCAACCACTAATAGTTCTAGCTCCTATATCGTAACCTAAAGTACACAAACGATATTGAGCCATCTCATCTATGCTAGTTGGTGGTGTAGTAGTGAAGTTGTCCCAGTCCTTAACTAGTAAGTTTCTTTCATTGTTAATCTTTATAAGTTTAGTTATATCTTGCTTGCATAAGAAAACCTTTTGACCAGTAGAAGCTCCATCTTTAACAACATTTCCTTTTTTGTAGTAGCATAAATATATTTTGTTAATTTTATAAATCGGAAATTTAGTTTCTACTCTCATTGTGCCTATTGTCATAAGTGAGTTATCTCTATTTCTAAAGCCTATATATTCTACAAGTCTAGCACTGTTTTCTTGTGTTAAAGCACTATTATATGTGCGCTTTAGTCCGTCACAATAATTATCGCTGCTCATACTACCGACAATAGTTATTATTTGACCTTTAGTATCATAAAATTGTGCAGTGCCAGAAGAAATATCTAAACCATAAATAACATTGTTGTACACATAAGGAATTCTATCTTTAGTTAAGAATAATTGTGTTAAAACATCTCTTAAAGAAGGCGAAATCAAAGTAAAATCAGGTGAATATACATTCTCGTATATTTTTCTTAGACTGCTAGAAAGTTTATATTTCTTTCTATATTTCCAAGTCTTAGCTTCTGGGTCAGTTGCTATTTTTTCTAGTGGTGAATATTGCTCTACAAGCATATTCAAATATTCCCAAACCGATTTCTTCTTAGCAATATCTCTAGCTTGTGTAATTGAGAAGTTTGGTAACTGTATGCGTTCTAATGCTTTTATTTCACTAAATAATTCTATTTTGTAATTGTATGTTTGCTCATCAATATTTACTAATTCTTCAACATATTGATCTACAAGGTAATGTCTATAAAAGTCTGGAAGTGAAATCGTACTTTGTGAATATTCTAAAATAAATTTAGTAAGCAAAATAACTTCATTAGTTGTATATGTGAAATATAAAAATAAGCCATCATCTTGCAGTTCTATTTCATCATATTGACTATCTTTAGGAGTTAAGTAAAAAGTATTATTTCGCTTTGTTAAATTATATTTAACATAAATATCGCTAGAATTTGTGCGTATTCTAGCTTGTATATCTTGTGCAGTGATAGTTTGCTCTTCAAAGATAGTCTTAGCACTATAAGAAATATTAACTCTTCTTCTACCGGTTAAATTGTTATAAATAACTTTGACACTAATTGTATCTTCAGTAGAATAGCCATTAAATTCGCCATCATAAATAAATACATCATCAAAGGGCTGCATATCTATTTTCTTTACGTGAGGAATTAAGATAGCCATACTATCTAATTTTTCGTTAAATTCTTCAGCAAAAGGTATGCCCTGTTCTATTTGATATTCTTTTCCATTTATTTTGCATTTTAAATTCATATCAATTCTCCGTTCCTCGACTTCCGTCCGTAAGACCAGCTCTTGTTCTTTGAAAAGAAGTTTCTATATTAGCGGCGTTTATTCTTTGGTAATATTCCGACATTCTAGAATTGTAAGAAACTACTTCATTAATAGTCCAAGCTCCTGCACCTATTGCCACTCCTACAGGTCCGCCAATATTCGCTCCAGCTACAATAGCTCCGCCAAGGCTAGCGAACTTAGAAAGCGTAGTGACAGTGTTTCTATAAATGTTTTCACCCATATAGTCTTCTTTTAGCGAAAGACTATGTGCAAATTCTCGCTCTACTACATTTGTTAACGCCTTTTTAGCTTTATTTCCAGCATAAATAAGCAGAGCAGTTCTAGCGGACTGAGAAAGACCATCTTCCTTAGTTTCTTCGGCTATTTCAGGCTTTGCTGTTTTTCTAGTTGATACTGCACTGTTTCTTCCGCTTTTATCGCTAATGGTTATGTGGACTTCCGATACACTCATAGTATTACTCCGTAAATACAATTACACACAAAGGCATTGCGGCTATTTCTTTTGACATATCTATGCTGTATAGTTTCATATTTGTGCTAATTGTTTTTCCATTCTTAAAATTAATAGTTATAGGAAATATAGTGTTGTTGCTTATTTCCTTATTAACAATTTGTAAGCATTTATTGATCAAATCACTATCGGTTAAATACAAAGAAATATTCAGCATTCTTGTTCCGACTTTTGCTTCCGATTTAGTCATATTTCCATTGTTGAATATTCCTCTAGGATCTAAATCGTTAGAGAAAGAAAAATTACTTGTTATAGTCGGCAAATTTTCATTTTCATAAACACAAGTAAAGGGGTTTGTTTGCTGAGAAATAAGCATAGTTCCAGACATAGACAAAACAGCTCTAAAGCCATTATATATCTCACCAAAACTTTCATTTACATTCGGTGTTGTGTATGCTTGCAAAATAGTATTTTCTTCATTGTATTTTAAGTTATATTCCTCAGCCAATGTGGTCATAACTTGTCTGCAGACATCAAACTTATTTTGCTCACTTACTGCATTAATAAGAAAAGGCAATGTAATTTGTCCAAAATCTATAGTTGCAGGCAAAAACTTAACGATAAAATAAAGCGTATTCTTTGTGCGTTCCATTCCGTTAAATTGACGTTCAGTAGTCAACACAAAAGAATAGTCTTTATAATCAAGCATTATTTTTCCTATTTGTTCTCTGAGCAAATCTTCTATTTCTTCATAGTTAATATTTTTCACTAATTCACCTCGACCTCTATAAATTTGTCGTTCTTGCTTTTTTGCCAATTTCTTATGCCTTTAAGTATAGCTTGTTCAACATAACCAATATGATTTCCAATATATTTTCCTAATACCCAAGAACCACCGCGATTTAGATTATCAGCATAGCTACCTTCTCCAGTATATTGTATAATACCTTCATCTACAAACTTTTGTTGATCATATATTGGAGCTGAGATTTTTATAACGCAAGTATTTTTATTCAGCCGTTCTATAACTAATGTATCTATTAAGTTATGTGCTAAATGCTTGTCTTCGAATTCTTCTTCTAGAGCTTTTACTATTTCTCTAGCTAAGTCTTCTTGGTTTCTCATAAGTTATCTCCGCATACGAATATATGTTTTTCTATCAGCGTAACGCATAAATTCATTATTTTTATGTATTTCTCGCCATTGTACGTTTTCTACAATCCAGTAAGTATCATCAAAATACACAATATCATTCGTTGCTATGGAAATGCTGTCCATAGTCGATATAGTAACATTGTTCTTGTCAAACATAAAATCGCCGCTGATTTTATTATTATCTTGACTGAAGCTTCCTTCTTCTTTTGCATAAAAAGAACCCTCGTATGCTTTCTCTTGTACTAATTTTTCGACATCATCATAGTTCTTATCTTGTTTCCAATATTTACATTCGTGAAAATATACTCTTCTAGATGTAAATATGTTAATACCACCACGTGCCATCTACCCAACCACCTTTTTTAACTTTTCTTGAGAATAAGCCACAATTACTAAGCTGTTCTATTGCTGGCTCACATACAAGAATGTCTTTCTTTTTATTGTTTTCAATGATAATGCCGCGTTCCATATCATAACCACTATCTTGAAATAAATCTCCACTTCTTATTGTGTACATAAGTTGCTCTAAGAGTGCAAATTTATAGCATTGCTTTTGATAATCTGTAAAATTGGGGTAAATTCTATCGATATTTCTATGTGTCTTATAGTTCAGCCATGCTTGCATACGTATTTCATTTCTAAAAAGTAATCGCTCAGTAGTTGCACTAGGGTTGTCATCTTCCTTAATAAGGTTTTCTAGATCTTGTCCCCAATACTCTTTAAAATCTTCTTTAGTTATATATTTACTCTTCAGCATTGTCAGTTCCGCCTTCTTCTTCCTTATAGGCTCTTATATCATCTATAACTTCTTTAGCAATATCATGGTACTTCTCGTATATACTTTGCTTTGCTGGTGCTGGTTCAGGAGAAAACAGCTTACTATAGCTTTCTTCAAATTCTTTTTGAGGTATAGAAAAAATCTTAATAAGTAAATCTTTCCCTTCGTTTGTAGATAAAAGTTTCTCCATTTGTTCTTTATTTGCTAGTGCCATATTAATACCTCCTATTTCATTAAAAATGATAACACAAAAAAGAGCGGAATACAATCTCCGCCCTTAGAAAAGAGATTAGGTATGAATAAACACGAATTTAATTACTAAGCTGTAGGGAGAGTAATCTCACCAGATACTGCTGTTGCAATACCATTACCATCAAGTAATGCGTAGTGTTCTTCAGTATTTAATTTAGTATAATCTACTCCAGGAGTAATTGCAACTACTTTATCAGAAATTTTATAAGTTGTTCCAGCGGTAAATGCTGTAGTGCTATGTACTAATGTTCCGAATAAGCCAGCAGGCATTGTGTAGTATTCCATAACTTTGTATTTATCGCCATTCTTTACAATGTTTAAATCGAGCTTATTAGATTTAGTTGTTGCGTTAGTAGCACTTAAATAGGTATAGATACCTGCAATTTTGTTTTTTGGAACAACAACGCCGTGATAGATACGGAAGTTTACTTTATAGCCATCGAAATCTTGAACTGCGTCAGGTCCGAAGATCTTAGACTTATTCAATTTCACAATAGGGACAATGCAACGTTTGGAAGCAACCATAAAGTTAATAACTTTAGAAGTTGCAGAAGCATAGTAGCCATTTGCACCAGTTTGTACGTCTGTATAGAAACGATTAGATGGAACTTCAATAATAGGTCTTCCCATATATGTTTCAATAGTGAAATTAACATCACCATTTCTATAATCGGATTGTCCTAAGTATTTCTTGATTTCATCAGTATTTCTAATAAGTGTCATGATATTTGGGTTGACAAATATAACTTGATCTTCAGCTGGAACTTCATGTTCAGCTAACCATTCAAAGACACCATTAAATTTAGATATAATGCTGTTTGCAGTAATAGTTTCACTAACTAAGTTACCTAATGTTGTGGAACATTTACTTGCCATAATAGAGAAACGTGTTGCGTCAACTTCAGGTACAACTTTAGTACGTAAAAATTCAGTTAATAAGTTCCCAATAACTAAGCCAGCTGTTTCTTCATTGTCTGCACTATCGATTTGGAATTGTCTACCACGATCATATTGCAATTTGAATAATTCCCAAGAGCCGTCAGCATTACCAACTTTATACCCGTCTCTTGTGGCTTCTGAAGTATGGTAGTTTGTATAGCCTGCGTCGCCTTCTGGTCCATTAGCTCTATAATAGTCGGAAAGTCCGTCCATTAATAAAGACATGATTTTTACATAACCAGCTTCTTTAAAATTAACGTCGATATAACGTTGACCATTTTCTAAAATTCTTGTCTTACTTTCAGCAGCAAAGACAGTATCAATGGCAGAGGTTATATAACGTTCAATTAATGCAAAAGTATTCATTTTTTAAATTCTCCTTTTTTAATTGAATTTTAAGCCAAATAATTTTTCTGCTTTGGCTTTGTCATCATCATGTAATAATTCTTTAGCGTGTTCAAAATCTTCAGGTGTGATCTTACCTTCTCTTGTTAATTCTTCAAGAGCTTTCATAATTTCTTCATCTGACATTTCTCTGCGCTTAAAGTCATTAATTAATTCTTCAATATTCATTGAAATTTTTTCTCCTTTATTTCACAAAGTAATTCAGTCCAAATAATTTAGCAGCCATGCTCTTTTCATCGGGTCCTGATTGTTCTTGCTTGTTGTCTGGTCCTATCTTCTTAACTTCAGCGACCTTTTTCTTCCATTCGTTGTGATTTGCGAGTTCAGCTTCTAAATTTTCTGGTGTCAGCTCAATACCTTTACCGCTAAAGTATGCTTGTACATCGCTATACTTATTGGTATCAATATCGTTTTTAATAAACATCAATTCTTGTTTAGTGTTTCTCAATTCTTCACTTGCAGTATTATAGCGCTCTTCTAATACTCCATATGCTTGAGATTTGCCAACCATAGTATCGAGTTCATCTTTTCCCTCTACTCCATATCGGTTGTAAAACTTGCTTAGTCTTTTCTTGACTATTTCGTTTACTTCCTCTTGTGTAAATTTTTTTGCTTCGGGTTCTTTGCCGCCAGATTCGTCAGGTTCTCCCTCTTCCTTGTTTTCTTTCTCTGGTAAAATTTCTTCATCAGTCATAGTATAACCTCACTATCAAGTACCCTTATTGTATAGCAAGTATCGCTCTTTTTCAATAGCACTTTTTAGAAGAGAACTTTTAAGAACTTTGTATAATTCCTTATGGTACTTAAAACGTTGCTCTAATCCGCTATATTTCGTTCTAGTAAGCTCATTACCTACAGGCGAAGACATGTTGTATTTCTTGATAAGCTCTTCTATAGAATTGCTTTCCAGCTCTTCTTCACTTATCTTTTTAAAGTAATGTCTACAATTCGGTCGAGTAAACAAGTACACAGGAGAAGAGACTATATAATCTAGAGAAACTAAGCCGTGCTTAGTAGCACTTCCTTTATAATACACCTTGCCTTGCCAAGACTTATGATCTTCTGCGCAGTCTTCGTGTGTACTGCACAAATAATAGCCTATCTCTAGATTTTTCAGCACTTTAATTTTAGCTTTACTTTCGTAATCATTGCACATATGATTAATCATTTTATTTGTTATTTCGTAGAATTTAGCTTGCTCAAGTTTAGAAAATATAAGATTTAGGAGCAATGTTCCTTCTTCGTTTTTCGTTTCTTTCTTGATTTGCTTTTCTACTTTTACTGCGTATTTTATTAGCTCTTTTTCTTCACGATAGTGATACTTAATAATTCGCTTTATATTTGCATGTTCTAGCAAACTCACAACAATTAACTTAACTATAAAGTTACGGCTATTAAATAATCGTTCTTTTAGTTCTTGCTTACTCGAAAGTATATCTTCCAGCTGTTCTTTCACGTTCTAACGCCTCTATTTCTTTCAATCTGTCTTTATCACTTAGCTTATCTCCCCACAATAACTCGACATATCTTTCTGTGGAGATTTGCCCACTGGTCCATGCTGGTCCTAGTATTTTTAGTTCGTTTTCAAAGCTAGGATTTGCAAATTCATTATAAGTAATTGAAATATCATAGTCAAAGTTTAATATATAACCTTTTTCCATATATTCCTGGCACATAAGGCACAACTTAAGAAGATGTTTCAATAATGGTGTTTCTCTATCGATAATATTATTACGAGTATTAATAGTAACTTTTTCTTTTTCTCTTTGTGCTTCCGCGTTATCTTTTGCCGAAACATCAAAGCCCAAAGTTGCTGGGCTGATAAGCCCTGTTAATATAAGCTTCAATTTCTGTACTGCTTCTTCGCTATATTGCGCAAAGTTCAATTCAGGTTGTGTGGTTTGTATAGTTCCGTCAATTTCTCCATTAGGTCCAGGAATACTAGGCTTTTTTACGTATTGTCTATTATATGCGCTTGGTGCTTTTCTATCGCCGTTTGGTAAGTGCTCGAGCAAATCTTCTGGGTAGTACTCAACAGGTGTAGAAACTCGCACTGTTTGACTATCTTGTGAGAGTATCTGGTCTAAATCATCGAACAAGTCTATTTTATTAGAGAAAATACTGCGACCATAGTTAGGTGCGTATGGATCATAGAAAAACTTACTAGGAACAGCTAGAACTTCATCAAGTCCTACTATTTCTACGTTTTCCAGCCCTTCTAGTCCTTCGATAGTATCTAGTGGAACTGGATTAACGTCTTTATTAGGCTTTAGTAAGAAAAGCTCATACTCAATTCTAGAGTTTCCGTTTTCGCGTCTTCTAGTTTCGATTAGTACATAATCTTTATTATTTTGTTTGTAATAATCTTTAAAAATCACACCACAAAGAACGTTGCTTTTATATGCAAATTCTACGTTTTCCGCCTCGTAGTATTGAATTATAGGAACGTTCCGCAATTCTTTATTTATATTGATTTTGAAAGCCCCCCAACCTTCAACGCAAGTGAGCGGTAGTTGTTGCTGCTTTATAATATTGAGCAAATCATTTTGAGTTATAATTTTGTTTAATTTATCATTGTACAAATCGCAATTTATTTTAGGATCGCCGATAGAATTTACTAGAGTATTTATAATCTCTTTAGGTATTCCGCTATGTACGCGTTTTATGTCACACTCTGTAGAAGAAAGACCCCAGAAATAGTTTTGCTTATTTCTGTTATAAATCGGATTTTTCGCGTTGTCCCACAACTGCTTATTTGTGTACAAGTTCAGCAACTCGCTACCATTTCCGATATACCAGGCTTTATACTCCTTGAGCTTTTCACTTTCGATAGCTTCCAAATCGTTTATAAAAGTAAGTCTATCGCTTGTCGGGTCGTATGGCACTTTGTCGATTTTTAAAAATTTTAGCAGTCTTTGCCGTATAGCTTCTAATATGTTCATTTCTTACCGCCTTTATAAAATATATTAATTCCACAAACGAGAAGAGTAAAAATAGGTTGTCCGATTAGTAAGCCTGATAATATATACCCTACAGTGAGGCTGTAGTCGTGCAGTACTCCTACTCCAATTAATACAAACAACACACATACTGCAAGCGCTAGTACTGCTCCTATTGTGTTTAATATCTTCATTTTATCAATGCTCCTTATATTTACTCCATCTTTTCAGCCTTCCGATAATTGGTGCCCAGGCGTACTCATTCGCATTTATTGCGTGGTCGTCCAGGTCTTCCCTAGGTCTCCCGTTATCGCCTTTTCGGCTGTTCTTGATTTCTCGCGCTAGGTCCTTGCAGTTGTCGCTTATCAGGAACTCGCCCATTGCCATTATAAGCCGTATAAAGTCAACGCGCGTTTGTATGCGTATTTTAGTACTCGGCATAAATCTAACGTTTGTAAGCCCCTTATATCGCGCTACAAGCTCTAAACCTTGCCTAAAACCTATGTCGGCGCAATCTACGTACACTAATATTGTACCTTTCATAAGTGTTGGGTGCAAATAATATTTTTTACACCACTCTATAAGCGTGTTTACGATGTCCTCCATTAGCTCTGGCTCTGTTTTTTTCTTTATCTCGCGCTCGTTGCTATAAAAAAATTCATCAATGCAGCAAAGCTTTGTATAGTCGCTTGTTATTGCTGCCATTTGCATTGTTGTTGCGCTGCGTATGCGTCCATCTTTTTTGGGCTTTCCTTCTCCGTCGCTTAGCCCTGTATCAATTCCGATAGCATAACAAGCAAAGCTCATATTATTAATGATTTGTTGCGGTTTTATCATACTTTCGTTAAATTCTAAGTAAGTAGTCTCGGAAGCGTTGCCCCACATTCCGAGCGCTTCTACTTTGAAGATTTCGGGCGCTTTTTCGAGCAATTCTTGCATTGCTGCGTCGTAGTTTTCAAAATCGCGAAACTCATTTATTTTGTAAGTTGATATGTGAAGATAAATTCCACGGCCAAGTCCCCACAACTCATTCTCGTTTTTATAGTCGATATAATTATGAGTCATTAATGAGCCAAAATCGTCCTCAAGACGTCCTTTAAATAATTTTTCGTAAAGCCAATGATCTTGGTTCCATGCATTAAATAAAAATGTTATTTGAAAAAAATACCCTTGCGGCAAGTGACCTCTAATACTTCCGTCAATTTTCCTGAAATCATCCCAGCTGTCTAGCTCGAAAGCCTCTTCAATATAAATGTCAGTCAAATAACCTTTTACAGTTCTAATTCCTTGCAATTTTTGCGGATTATCACACCCGCTGAATAAAATGACCTGACCTGTTGGTCGATAAGTTATAACCATTTCTGTATAATTTATTTTAAAATAATCGCGGAAAGAGATTTCAGGACGAGAAAGATCTGGATTTTCAATAATTTTGCACATTGTCGAAAAAGTTGAAAGCCGATTGGATTTGTTAACGGCACGAACAAAAAGTACATTTCGAAGTGGGCAAGTAAGAATTTTTATAAGAGCCTCATAACCAGCGATTACGTAGCTTTTTTTTGTGTTTCTTCCGCCCTTAAAAGCCCTGTATCGGCAATGGCAATTTGTGAACCAGCCGCGCTCGTAGCCATGCCCAGTTAGGGAATAGAGATCTAGTTGCATTCGCTGCCGTTCTCCTCATCGCTTGGAATGTTGCTTACTATTTCTATTTTTTGCATTGCTACATTTTCTATTTGCTCTTTTTGACCTAAATAATTTTTTCCTAAAAATATAGCCATTGGCGCTGATTTGTCAGCCATTTTTAATTGTTTTCTACGCAGTGAAATTTTGCCACACTCAAGAAGAGTGTCATAAACTTTTGAAAAATCCGCTCCGTAATTTTTTAAACAAAATTCATTGAGTTTTTTATCGCTAGCGTTAAAAAATGCTTTTATTTCCGTTTTTGTACAAAACATTTTACAAAGCTTTTCGAGCTGTTCTTTTGTAATTGCCATTAAAAAAACCTCCATCATTTTTAATATTATAAACGAATGCGCAAAAATAAGCAAATGCGCAAGCAGTTCGCTCAACTTGCGCATTGTGCGCAAATGCGCGCGTAAAATGCGTACTTAAAAAGCCACACAAGATAGATGTTTTTTTGTTTTTAGCTAAGTGTAAGCAATGAAAACATTTACATTTTTTCAAGATTTTTTACATTTTAGGACTGAAAACTGGAGCGTTTTTTCCTCTTTGAAATGATTTTTTCCTTTCGTTTATAATAAAAAATAATAAAATTTTCCAATGTACATAAATGTACATTTAAAAACTTTTGCATATAAAATTTATATATAAAAGATTTAAAAAATGTACATTAATGTACATGATCGAGCTTTTTTTTTACTATTTTTTATTTTGCTTTAAAAAATATTATTTTATTTTCATAATCGAATAAAAAGTAATAACTCTAAAAAATTTTATTATTTTTTATTGTTTTTTATTGACTTCTTTAAAGCGATTTGATAAAATAATTATAGGGAAAAAGAGCTATTTCCCCTTGTGAAAATGGAGGTAAAAAAAATGAAAAAACTTACACAAGAAATTTTATTGCAACAAGCAAAAAAAGAAAGCACTTTGACATTGCGAGAGGCGATTCTTTTACATGTCGATTTTGAATTGAATTATCATTGCCGCAAGAACATGCGGAAAGATTGGCGCCAGGCATATGTCATTATTCAAAAACGTTTTGAAAGAGCTCATGATTGGGAAATAAAACCGAACCGCTTATATCTGATTAATTATTTTTTTAGAAACTATACAGGGGGGGACTATCTCGCGCGCGAATGGTGGCAAGTCGACGGCTTTAAAAGCGAAAAAGAAGCGGCAAAAACATATAATATAGCAGCGCTTTTTTTAAGCGGCATTTACAATAATATAATTGATGGTCAATATGAACTCGAGCGCCGAGGGTATAAAAACCATTGGAAAGATTGGAACAAAGAAATAGATTAATAATTAAAAGGAGAAAAAACACCCCTTCCGAGTATCGAAAAACTAAAGGAGGGGAAAAAGAGCCAAACAGCCGCGAGAGCTGGTTGGAGGTCCAAGCTCAAGCATTGTTTCAAGCTGAAATATTAATTAAATCAACAATAAGAGATTTTGCCTATCAATATTTTAACAGATATAATAAACAATAAGGCGAAGGCATTGCTTCCGCTTTAGTATTTTAAAAATAAATATATGAGTTTTTATTCATATGTTTATTACAAAAAAACCACATAGAGGGGGGGTATTTTTTTAGATGTATAATATAAGACATAAGAAAGAAGAGAGAGCAGAGCTGGACTATTACAGCACAGATCCCGACAGTGTTCGAGCGCTTTTGGCTGTCGAAAAATTCAACACTAATATTTTAGAACCTGCTTGTGGCGGTGGTGCGATTTCTGAAACGCTAAAACAAGTCCATTATTGCGTAAAATCTTCCGACCTGGTCCCGCGAGGGTATGGAGAAGTAAAAGACTTTTTTAAAGGTGCTCGAATTTGTTTTGCATGCTTTAAAAATGGAATTTCAAAGCCTGTGGGGGGGCCTGCGGTCGCTTATGCCTGGTTTGTCTGGCTCAAAGGCTCAAAAACCGAACCAATATTACGTTGGCTAAACTAAAACGATAATAAAAAATAATAAAATGAAGGGGGAGAAAAAATGAGACTTTTTGAAATGTTCGCAGAAATTGGGGCGCAAGCAAAAGCTCTGAAAAAAGGAGAGGTGATGGGGGGGTTCTGAAATTGATAGCAAAATTTTTGAAGCATACTATAAAAGCCACAATAACGGGGCTAAAAATTATGGAGACATCACTAAAATTCGAGGACAAGATATGCCAAAAAATATAGATATTCTTACTTATTCTTTTCCATGTCAAGATTTATCAATGAGCGGAAAGCAAAAAGGGTTAGAAAAAGGCACTAGATCTGGGCTACTTTGGGAAGTTGGGCGAATTTTGGAAGAAATGGAAGAAATGGAAGAAAAGCCTAAATTTTTGCTACTTGAAAATGTTGCAACTCTTTTATCTCCAAAATTTGCACCGCTTTTTGAAATTTGGCAAAAAAAATTAGAGGAAATGGGTTATTTTAATCAAATATTTATTTTAAATTCTTTAAATTTTGGCATACCTCAAAATAGAAAAAGGCTTTTTATGATCTCTTCACCTTATGTGAAAGACGTAGAAACTTTTTCAAGGCGTGAAATATTTAAAAAATCTAAATTTTTATTGAACAAGGTATAAAAGCTCCGTATACGAAAAAGTTAGCTATATGCCAAGAACACTGCTATATAAAATGGCAGGTAATAGTATTGTTGTTTCAGTTTTAGAAGAAATTTTTAACACAATAGAAAAGTTAAACTTTTTTATTGACAATGATAAAAGAATATAATAAAATAGAAAGCACCTAGGGGGGTATTTGATAGCGAGACAAGCGCTATTATAGAGAAAAACATTAAAATTGTTTTTCGATAGAAAGGGGGTGAAAAATGACAACAGAGCAAGAACTTGGTTTACATATTAAACACTTGCGAGTTGAGCAAGATTGGACTTTAGAGCAGTTATCGACTAAAGCACATATCTCAATAGCTACATTGTGTAATATTGAAAAAGGAAAAGTACCACATGTTAGTTGGAGAACGCTTTACAAAATTGCTAAAGCTTTAAAAATTGAGCCACAAGATTTATTACGTTTTAAAGAAGATTGGATCGGAGAATAGAAAGAAAAATGAAAACAAAAACGTTTAACACACCAAATGAACTCGATGAATAATGAAGAGAAAATGAAAAAGTACTATATTGGCTGGGACTACGGACACTTTGTCGACTATGCAACATATAAAGGCCAAAATTTTGAAGGCAAAAAATGGACAACTGATGAAATTATAGAAGAGATAAAAAGAGCTGTAGAATAGCTAAACGAAAAGGAGAATAAACAAAATGATTAAGAAACCAACAGAATTAAACTTCACAGGAAAGAGACTTTGTATGATAATTGCAGGTGTTCCAGGAATTGGAAAAACTACTCTTGCACTATCAGCACCAAGCCCGTTATTAATTGATCTTGATAGGGGGGTTAGCCGAGTTGAAGCAAGATATAGAAAAGATGTTGACGAAGTAAACTCTTATGAAGAATTAAAAGAAGATTTGCAAAACAGCGATTTGAGCGAATATGAAACTATCGTAATTGATACTGGGGGCAAGCTTTCCGAGCTTATAAAGCCTTATCTCATTGCTAAAGAAGCAAAGAACGGACAAAGAGACGGCTCATTATCATTAAAGGGCTTCGGCGCTTTAAAAAGAGAATTCAGATCCTTCATTTCCTTTGTGAAATCTTTAAATAAACATCTTATTATCATATTTCACGCTACAGAAGTTGCACTTGCTAATGATGTAACAGGTCTTAGAATTCGCATGGAAGGTGGCACAAAAGATGAAATATGGGACGATGTAGACATCGGCGGTTTTGTTGAAATGGTCGGGAAAAATCGTACTATCTCATTCTCTAATTGTGAACGCTTCTACGCTAAAGGCACTCACGGTGTACACGGGACTTACGAAATTCCAGTACTAGAAAAAGGCGCTAAAAATGATTTTGTAGCAAAGCTTTTTAAGTCAATTCAAGACGATATGAACGCTGAAGTTGAAGAATTGAAGAAGTATCAAGTAGTTATGGAAGAATTCACTCCTAAAATTAATGAAGCTAAAGGGGCAACCGAACTCAATAATATTTTTACGGACTTAGCCAAAGCTACACACTACCTTACTTCTAAAGATGAATTATGGTTTGCACTTAATAATAAAGCGCTAGAATTGAAACTTACTTATGATAAAACAGCAAAACAATTCAAATAGTGAAAGCTACTTAGTTACACCATCTTTATTAAATGCTTGGCAATATATATGGCTTTGTGTAGAGAACGTAAAGGAAGCTGAGAGCGACACAATTAGTTTAGAAGATAAAATATCTAATAAGCAAAAAGAAGCGCTAGAAACGTTCTTAAAAACGCTTAAGCGAGAACCTACCGGAACAAACCAATATATGCAAGCTGGAATAGACTTTGAAGAAGAATGTTACGAAGGCACTACTTGCGTAAGCCCTATTATAGAGGGAGGGGCTTTTCAAATAGTTGGAAGAAAAAATATAAAAGTAGATAACACAAACTTCTTAATGTATGGTAGATTAGATGTACTAAAAGGGGGCGTAATATATGACATAAAGAAAGTTACAAAATATGTTCCTGGTAAGTACGTACATAGTTACCAACACGATTTCTACTTAGAGCTATTTCCACGAGCAAAGTACTTTACTTATTTAGCTTTTGATGGTGTGAACTTACATACAGAAACTTATTATAGAAAAGAAAAAGAGCCAATACATGCAGTTATATCTAAATTTATGAATTGGCTAAAAGAAAACGATTTATGGCAAACATATATAGAAAAATGGAGGATTAAATAACATATATGGCTGAATACGAATACAAAAAAGAATATTCTCTCTTGCCTGAGGGGGACTATGAAGCAATTATCGAAGCAATGGAAGTAAGAACTCTTCCAACTTCAGGCAAAGAAAAATTAGCAATTACTTTTAGGCTTGAAAATGGTAGAAAAATTTTTGAAGATATTTGGAAGCCGAAAGATAATCCAACTAGATTTAATCCAAAGAGAATTAATCAGCTTCTTGGTACACAAGATATAGAAAATGGAACTAAATTTAATGGTATTGAAAACGTTATCGATTTCTTAGTTGGCAAACCTATTATCGTGCACGTTGTAAAAGTCTATGATGACTATTACGAAGAAGATAAAAACTCAGTTAAGTTTTATAAATCTTCTAAAAATAAACCGCAGAAACTAGAAGTAAAAACTGGCATACCTGAAGCAACTACAGACGATGATTTGCCATTCTAAAGCAATAAAAAAGAGCAACTAGCTAGGTTGCTCTTTCGACGAAAAGATTTAAAATAATTCAGGAGGATTAAGCCTAGTCTTATTATAAAAGATATGAAACAAAAAATCAATATAGAAAATATACCAAACGAATTAAAACTTGAGCCTCGCTGGATATTGTGGAAAAAGAAAATAGATGGTTCGAAAATGCCATTAAATCCTAATAACCTAAAGGGGGCAAAAGTAAACGATAGCAAAACCTGGTCAACTTTTGATAAGGCTTTAGCAGTCGCACAAGAAACTGACGAATGCGAGGGGCTAGGCTTTGTCTTAGGCGATGGGTACTTCGGAGTAGATATTGACAACCACGACGATAGAGATCCTAATGCTATGAATGTGTTGTTCAATGAATTTATTTCAGTACTCAATTCTTATGCAGAGATCACACCTAGCGGAAAAGGCATACACATTTTATGCAAAGGACATCTTCCAGCTGGGGGGCGAAGAAAAGGCAATATAGAAATGTACGATAACTTGCGTTTCTTTACAGTTACGGGCAATATGCTTGGAAATTGCACAACAGTAGAAGAAAGAACATTCGAGATAACCGACTTGTATAGTAAATATTTAGGTGGTACTCAAAGCCCTATAGCTAAAAAGATAATTGCCGAGCCAGTCGAGCCGACAAATCCAGTAGCTGAATACATTTACGTCAATAACAAAATGTACGCAACAACTATTCTAAATGATAATGAAATCATTATGAAAGCTGTTAATAGCAAGAACGGCAACTTGTTTAATTGTTTGTTCTATGGCAAGTGGCAAGGCTTGTACAATAGCCAAAGTGAAGCTGATATGGCTTTCTGCATGCTTCTGGCGTTCTGGACTAGAAAGAACCCAGAACAAATGGACAGAATATTTCGCTCATCAAACTTGTATCGTGATAAGTGGAATGAAATGCGAGGAACTGATACTTATGGCAATATAACTATTGCTCAAGCTATAGCGAATTGCAAAGAAGTATACGATCCTGAAAAAGCTAAGAAAATATTTGAAGTCCGCACAGGAAAATATGCTTATGACAAAAAATACGATTTGACCGACACAGGTAATGCGGAAGCATTTATAGACAAGTTCGGATCTAGTGTGTGCTATAACTTCGACAATAAACAATGGATGATTTACAACGGCAAATATTGGAAGACCGATAGTACACAAGAAATAAAGCTATTAGCTGATCAACTTATCAATGATATGAAGCTTGAGTTAGCTGAAATAGAAGATGAATATTACAGCAAAGCAAAAGCCGCTAATATAAAGCGCCTAGCAAGTAGCGCTGGCAAGGAAGCAATGCTCAAAGAAGCAATGCACTTGCCTAATGTACCGAAGCAAAATAGAGATTTTGACCGTGAAGCATTCGCTCTTAATTGTGAAAGCGGAATAATCAGCCTAAAAAGTGGGAAGCTATTTCCTCACGATAAAGAAAGAATGATAAGTAAAAGTACACACATTGAATATGACCCTGATCATGAGCCTAAAAAATGGCTAAAGTTCCTAAATGAAATCTTCTTAGAAGACCAAGAACTCATTACATATGTTCAAAAAGCAGTTGGGTATTCATTGACTGGCACAAATAAAGAGCAAGTCTATTTCCAATGTTATGGCGATGGTAGTAATGGTAAAAGCGTATTCTTCGATATTATTCGCGATATTTTAGGCGATTATGGCATGAATATTGAACCTAAAAGCATTCTAAGTGTGGCTAATGTTAGCGCTGGAAACGCTAACCCAGATATAGCGAGAATGAGCGGCGCGAGATTTGTACAAACGAATGAGCCTGATAAAAAAAGTAGATTTAAAGAAGGACTTATGAAAAAGATAGTTGCTGGCGATCCAGTAACAGCTCGGTTTCTGTACGGCAATGACTTTGAATTCAAGCCAAAATTAAAATTGTGGATTGCCACCAATTACAAAATTGGAATTGAAGCTGCTAATAAAGCAGTATGGCGAAGAAATGTATTGATACCTTTTAAAGCTAATTTTGAAGGCAGGGAAGATAAAGATCTTACCGAAAAGCTAAAAGAAGAATTACCACAAATACTAGGGTGGGCAGTAAAAGGTTGTATAATGTGGCAAAAGCAAGGTCTAGGAGTACCACAAATTATTAAAGAAGAAAATACTAAATACAAAGAAGAAATGGACAGCGTAAAGCAATTCTGTAATGCTTGTGTATGTGAAGTAAAAAAAGGAATAATATCTAACAAGGAAGCGCACGAAAGATATAAGCAATGGTGTAAGGAAAACGAAGTAGAGATAATTCTTACACCGCGCCAGTTCTGCTCTGAAATGAGTAGACGCTACGAGAAAAAGCGGTTATCTTCGGGGGTCTATTATTTAGGCATAACGCTTGATATATTAGATGAAAGTTATACTTATGAAAAAGAACTTGTGTAATAAATCACTCGGCACCAGCTATGAAAAGCAGTTGTGTGAATATCTAAAAAGCAAAGGCTATTGGTGCTTCTTAACGCCATATAATCCCAATGGGCAGCCTTGCGATGTAATAGCTATCAAACGTAATAAAGCGTTCTTAATGGACGCAAAACACACTAGTACGCATATATTCTCTTTCTCTAACGTTCGACCTAATCAAGCTAGTTGCTTCGAGTATGCAAACACTGTTGCTGAGATAAGACAAACAGGCTTTGCAATATATAGTGGAGTAACAAAAGATTGGCGTTGGCTATCGTTTGAGACTTTGCAAGCTTTACAAAAATATAAAAACGCTAGTATAGCAGTTGAATACTTGCCAACATTGGAGAAAATTATATGCGATTAATTATTAGTAATAGTATTCGTGTAAAACAGCCAACACAAGCAGTTATAGACTATTGCAAGAAAGAATTAGTTATAGATAATCCCGACTATATCAACGCACAACGACTGGGGCTTTACTCAAGAAACATTGAACCTAAGTTAAGTCTTTACGCAAAAAGCGGAAATGACTTGATACTTCCGTTTGGTTGCATTCGACATTTATGGGGACTAGATAAGCATATCGATATAGATTTGCAATTTGCACCATTTATAGCTTCACATATGCACGGATGTATAAATCTTTATGAATATCAAAAACCAGCCTTAGAAGTGCTTAAAAAAGCAAAGAATGGGGTTTTAAAAGCTCCTTGCGGTAGCGGTAAGACAAATATAGCATTGCAGCTTATAAAAGAGCTAGGCGGTAAGGCGTTATGGCTAACGCACACAAAGAAACTTCTAGAGCAAAGCAAAGCTAGATGCGAAAGCTACTTCGAGGGCGATTTCGGAACGATTACAGAAGGTGCAGTAAACATTGGAAGCGATATAACATTCGCTACCGTGCAAACGATGAGCAAAATAGATCCACAATTATACAAAAACGAATTTTCAGTGGTAGTAGTAGACGAGTGTTTTGCAGGGGAAACACTTATTAAAACTAACAAAGGAAACAAACAAATAAAAGATATAAAAGAAGGTGATATTGTCGCTTCCTACAACGAGAACACACATAGAATTGAGTGGAAAAAAGTTTTAAAAACAATGATACATCAAGATAGAGAAGTAACGTGTATAAACGATACGTATTGTACTTCAAATCATCCTTGGTTTACGCAAAGAGGATGGGTAAAAGCGGAGGAAATAAACAAAAATGACAAAATATTGCGTTGTGTGTGGAAAGGAAGTAAAAAGCAAAACAAGAATAACATGTTCTCAAGAATGCTATTACAAACTTTCTTCAATACGAATGAAGAAAAAAAAACCAATGTCAGACCCTCAAAAAAGAAAAAAAGTTTCAAAAACATTAAAAGGAATGAATTGGAAGCCAAAAGAAAGAGGAGGAAATGGAACGGGAGAAACATTACCACAAATAAAATTAGAGTTAGCATTATTAGACAAGCAAATTCGTGTAATTCCAGAATACGTGATACCAACAAAAATGCCAAGAGGAAGTGGCTACCCACCTTGCTACAAAATAGATTTAGCAATACCGAATGCCAAAATAGCAATAGAAATAGATGGTGCCAGCCATCGTTCAATCTTAGGTCAAGAAAGAGACAAAAAGAAAAGCGAGTTCTTAAATTCTATGGGTTGGAAAGTGTTTCACTTCAAAAATGCGGAGATACTAAACAATATAGAAAATGTACTGTCTATAATCTTGAAGTAGAAGATAATCATAATTATTTTGCTAATAACTATTTAGTTCATAATTGCCACCACTTAGTAGGCTCTCCCACAAAAGCAATGCAATTCTACAAAGTAATCAATAGTATAAATTGCCGTTACAAATTCGGAATGAGTGCTACATTGACAAGAACGGATGGAATGATACCTTCATTATTTGCATTAGTTGGTGATATTGTTTATGAAATTCCTAAAGAAGCGGTAAAAGATAAGCGAATAACCGCTGAATATAAACCGATATTCCTTAGTCAAGAATATAACGTTATGGACTATACCGACTTCGATGGAACTATCAATAATACAAAATTGATTAGCTTGTTAGCTGACAACACACAAAGAAATGAAGAAATAGTAAATAACATAGTGGAACGTGTACCGCATAGTCAGCTTGTGTTGTGCCATCGAGTAGCGCAGTGTGAAATGTTATCAAAAATGTTGGAAGAAAGGGGAGTGAAAACTTCGATATTAGTAGGAAAGGTAAAAGAAAAAGATAGAAATTATGACGCAAGCGTTATTATTGCTACATACGCTTTAGCAAAAGAGGGACTTGATATACCAGCGCTCGATACGTTACACCTAGCAAGTCCACAAAAGAATGAAAGTGTAACAATACAAGCTATAGGGCGCATAGAAAGGAACATAGAAGGCAAAGAAACACCAATATGTTATGATTATGTCGACGAGAACATTCCATATTGTATGGGGTGTTACAAAAAAAGAAAGAGGATTATAAAGCAAAATGACTAGAATAAAATATTTAGAAAAGGGGAAAGAAAAAGAAATTACAACTACTGACCCAATAATCTTATGTGAAAATATAGATATGATCCATGTAATTGGTAAAGATTATATCGACTTAGAAAACGTTATTAGCATAACAAAAGATAGCATTTACGATTTAACAATGTACGAAATTCGCGATTTGCTAGGTAAAGAAAATATAGACGTAACAAGACTGTATAAGAAAGGGGAAAAATGACAGAAACACAAGTACAAAGATTAAGTGGTAAGAAGATAAAAATTACTTACAAGCAACACACTAAATGGGGTATTAGAGACAAAACCTTAGAAGGAATAGTTACACCTTCAGAAACAAAAGTTTATTCTACAAGGCTTTGCAAAGCAAAAGCTACTACTCATTGGGACATGTATATTGATGAAGGAGAAAGGATGACATTAATAGAATGGAGCGAATTGAAAAGGGTGAAGATATTATCGACTTTATAGTAGTATTAGCGAGCTTTATTCCTAATAAAATGTGGGAAAGAGACGATATAGAAATCAAAAATCTAGCAACTGGCAAATCTTACAGAACACTAAAGAACTTCTATAAAACAAGATTTAAAGAATTATTTAATATGGAGATAGAATACGAATGAAAGCATTATTATATTGTACAAAGGGTAAGCCTTACTTGCATAAATTAAAGAGCTGTAACGAATGGTACGTTGATAATGATCCGTATAACGCAGCAAACGGCTCTATAATTGCACTTTGCGATATAGAACTGACAGAAGACTGGAAGCTAGAAGAAAGCTGTTTAACGGTAGAGCAATACAATAAATATTTAGGCGATAAAATAGGCTACGCATTACGCATTAGCAATTTAAGTGAATATTATACAATGCTCGATTTGTCTTGCTTCTATAAAAGAAAGGAAAGAAACGAAGAAGACATTATAGATCGTGCACCACAAAATATGATGTACGCATATGATTGGTATGATAATGAATATGTGTTAATTTCTATACAGCCCAAATGGTTAGAAAAAATATTAAATAGAGAAAAGACAATAGAAATAAGAAAGAAGGTGCTAAATGGGCTTAAGTAACACGATTAAATTAAAAACTAACAATGAAAAAATACTTGAAGAATGTCCAATTATTGAAGAAATAATGTATCGGAATGACTGGGAAATTCATAATATGCTTTATGAAGTAACAGATACAGACCCAATTTTCAGTGAGCCCGAAATTGAATTTAAAAGCGTTGAAGAACTTAATAGAGTAATTATTAGACTAACTGATTTATATAAGAAAAAATTTATAGATAAGGTCATAAAAGATGATATACGTTTGACAGCATATGATTATTTAGGAAATATTATTCTCTTAACTCAGCTTTCTGCTTTTCTAAGCTATAGTAAGAAATACAAAATACACAAAGATTATGAAATAGTATGGACGGACAGTTATTGATATGAAATTTTATGAAATAGATCTAGAAGAAATGCTGTATGTATATGATTGTCTTATACATAATGGAGTTTATTGCCACAAAGGGGAAGAAATAAGATTTAACCCAGAAAACGTAAGTATAAATTTCTATCGTGAAGAATTTAATATTGATGGAAGAGAAGAAGATTGGTACAATTACCAAAAAACTTGGGCAGTAGATGAATGGGAGATCGAAAAATATGAAGATTAAAGATTTAGATAAAAAAAAAACACTAAACTACTATTGTGATGTACATTGGTGTAATAGATGTCCTTTATATGATTTTTCAGAAAAGTTATCTATTAATTGCTTTGACATTCCAAATTTTATTGGACATTTAAAACAAATAGATAGTCTTACCGAAATTAGCATTCTAACAAAAGAAGAATGGTTGTATTTAAGAGCGACAATAGAATTCTTTAAGGGTATAGTAAAAACTATAAGAATTACAAATGACTGCATATGGATTAAACTTAAAAATAATTACCCATGTAAAATAAAGAAACGCTTTAAATTTAAAGGCTTAATTAAAGATAAAGATTATACGTTGCAAGAATTAGATTTATAAAAGGAGGAAAAATAAATATGAATTTTTTTGAAGCAATGAAAGAATTAGAAAAAGGAAATAAAGTCAGAAATACAAAGTGGAAAGATGCAATATATCTATATGAAGATAATGAAGCTATTTGCTTTAGTGATCCATGTTTCGTAAAAAATATAAATATTACTGACTTAAATTATGGAACATGGGAACTCTATAAAGAGCCTATACTAACCAAAGAAGAAAAAGAATATTTAAGCAATGTAATTAAACCTTTTAAAAATAGAGTACGTTATATTATTAAATATACAAATTTATGTGCCCTTAATGAGGTATATATACAAATTTGTGTTAAATCATATGATAATGGACTGGATGAGAATATAAACTTGCCAGTTTTTGTTGAAGGTTCAATGTATAAAAATATGAAAAAACTTCATAGATATTCCTTAAAGGAGCTTGGACTAGATGAATAAAGAATTAATTATGGAGGCTATTAAAGCCACAAAAAGGCTAGAAAAAGAAAGAGCAATATTAATTAAGGGTATTAAAGAATTAGATCTAACTAACGCTGATCTTGATAACCCTAAAATAAATAAAATGTTAGAAATAGTGAGGAAATATGAAAACTTATAGAAAAATACCAAATATATTTGAATTTGATAACTTAACAAGAAAGCCAATAAGAATAGCTGAGCCATTTTTGACTTTAAAAGACATTCAATGGGTCGGCACAGAAAAAGTAGATGGAACAAACATTCGTGTGTATTGGGACGGCTATAGAATTTCTATAGCTGGTAGAACTGATAAAGCGAAAATTCCACCACACTTATATAAGTACTTGTCCGATTTGTTTTTAACACCAGAAATGGAAAGCCTATTTGAACAAACCTTTGGCGATAAAGAAGCATATATCTTTGGTGAAGGTTATGGAGCAAAAATACAAAAAAATGGTGAGCTGTATTCAGAAGCACCAAAATTCATTGTCTTTGATGTAACTGTTGATGGTAATGAATTATCACTAGTGAATATAAGCGATGTTGCTTTAAAACTTGGTCTTTCTATGGTAGATGTTGTGTTCCATGGTACACTAGAAGAAGCTATAACCTATGTAAAGCAACATCCTAATTCATACTTAAATGGTGGTACACACGAAATGGAAGGCTTAGTACTTTCGCCATTGGCTGCAAAATTATATGATAAAAATGGTGATATTATTAAATGTAAATGTAAATGGAGAGAGGTAAAAGAATGGAACAATTAAACAACAATGATTTATTTGTCAAGTATTTATGGGAAGCGATAAAAGCAATAGCTAAATTAGGTGAATTAAGAAACGATAATAATTTTGACATCGAATAAATTTTAAGGCTAACTTCAGAAAGCCTAGAAGCACAAAAAATTATGCTTTTCACTATGAAAGACATTGTTAATGCTTTAATAAAGATAGAGTATGCGTGTAATCAAAATAAAGCCCAATAGAGGCGTTTCTAGGTTGCACATAGTAAATAACACACAAAGGGAAAGAATAGCGCTAGAGAGCGACTTAAAAACGAAACTAGCGCTATCTTTCGTTAGAATAGGCGGGAGCAACTATGTTGTGTGGCGAAACTTAGACAATGGAATTATAATAATGTATTGTGAAGAAAGGAGAAAAAGAAGAATGGATGTAGAAAAGAAAGTACTATGTTGCTTGTATGAGAAATTCAATGGCGATACTGATAAGATATTTAAAGAACTATTAGATCGTACAAGTACAATTACACAAGAAGAGATGGACAAAGTTGACACTAGCAAATACATAGTTGGCTGGGAGAAAGATTTCCCAGAAGAAGCTATGAAAAAAGGCAAATTCATAGCAAAAAGGGGGTAAGAAATTACCCTCTTTTTTGTGCTCCAATGTACATAAATGTACATTTATAAATTCTTTTCTTTTAATTTTTAGATTATAAAAGTTAAAAAATGTACTTTAATGTACATTGCTACATTTTTGAAAATTAAAAATTTGCAAATAAATGAAAAATATAGATTTTTTTAAAAAATGCATTTTTTAACAATAAAAAATAATAAGGGAGAATAAAACTATTAATTATTGAATATTTACTGTGTCAATAGCAACATTTTTTATTATTATCAGAACCGCCTAAGCTAGTATGAATAATAAGCGGTCTATGGGTTAAAAGCATTTGTTCAATTCCATTTTACTATTGCCATACTTAAGTATCTTCTTTATTGTTTTGTACCATTAGCTTGTAACCAAGTAAGTAATGCACCTGTAGGTGCTGTTTCAAATGTGAGCGTACGATAAGCATTATTTGCCCACGAACTAGTATTACTACCATAAACAATAATAGCATTACCATCAATATTATAATATGTTATACCGTCTCTAGCAAATTGTGGAAGTCTAGGAATATAAATAGATTTAAAATTTTCATTATTACTTTTGAAATCAATATTAACGTCAATATTAGCTGATGGAGCATTTGGACTTTCATTCAACACCCAAGTTTCACCTTCAGGTGCTGACTTCTCATATACAAGAGTACTGCCAAAGTAGATTTTATATATTTCATTACCACCATAATACACACTAGAGGGCTGAGAATTGCCCATATATAGCAGGTTAGTGTCGAGATTTTTTTCAGGTAAAAGTATTGGCATATTGCCTCCTATTCTGTGTAATTAATTATTACAACACATTGATGTTTTTGTACTCCTTCTATCAATTCCACAACAATATCTTGGTTACTAATACTTATGTTGTAAGTTTCTTCACGATTAAGATATTGCGTTCCATTAATTGTTACGCCTTTTGTTGCGGAATTGATTTTTATAATATCTCCATTCTTTATATTTTGTGGAAGCGATACGCTCGTATCATTGATATAGAATGAAAGATAATCGGAAGGGGTTGTTGTAGTAAGCGTATGCACTACTCCGCCCCCCCCTCTACAATTACATATAAAGTATTGCTATCTTTTGTAGTAAGAGCGTCATACTCGTTTTGTGTAAGTGATACTATCTTGTTCTTTACGCCTAAATGCCCGTTAACTAATTCTAAGCTATCTTCTAGCTCGATATTGACCTGGGCTTTATTAGTTGTTATGCCGACTAATTCCGTTGCTGTAGGAGCCGTTGCAGGCACTTGTAGCGAATTATTAACTTTATTGCTAACTGCATTAGCTAGCATTAGTTTGTTTCCACTAACAATGATTTCTTGTACTATATATAATTCATTTTTACAATAAAAGACTTTAGGTGTATTGTCTGTAACTTCTGTAGGTAATTCTTCTAGTATTGGAACACCACCACCAGAAGCGTTAAGTTTCTTAGTAATTGCGTCATAACTAAGATTATCACCAAGAGTAATGTTTTCTTGATAATTCTTGTGATTTATACCTACTAATTCAAATTCTTCAGGAATATTACTTTCTAGCTTTAGAGAATTATTTATAGCAGTCTTAATAGCGTTGCTCAAATACATTTGCCCACTAGCATAAGAGAAATCGTCGCTGAAATCTTCTTGTGAAAGCAAGGTATAACTATTCCACTGAGCAGTCTTAGTAGTTGTGTTTACTACTACATAGCATATTGTGCCGACTTCATCTTCGGTTTGTTTACCAATGAACACATAATAAGTGCTGTAATTATACATTTTATAGCAAATATTTGTTTCGTTAACGTCAGTGTCTGAAATTTTTAGTACAACTATATCATTATTCTTTATTTGTGCTATTTGCTCATCAGTAAGAATTGTGCTGTCCGCATATTCAAAAGAAATTATAACTGGTTTAGGAATGTTATATACCGCACCGCTGGTAATAAGATTTGTACTATCTTTAGTAGGTGTTTTATCAATTTTTGTATCATCTAAAGCAACTTTCAGTGTTTTATTATCACTATCAAGATCTACTGCTAAGTAATTACCAGCTTTTATAGGCAACATAAAGGTCATTTCGCCTTCATTTAGTTTAGTTCCGTCTAGTGTGTCAAACATTTCAAAAACTGCTAAATATTCATATACACCTTTTGTATAGCTAGCCCTTTCTATATCTCCAGTTGGAAATTGTATATAACCAGGTAAGTCAGAGCCGCCACCTTCAGCATTTAATGTTTTAGTTACGTTATCATAGCTTAAATTACTACCTAACTTAACCGATACTTGAGTGCCACTTCCTGTAGGTTCAAAGCCGACTAATAAAAATTCCACAGAAGTACTAGGTTTTAAGAATACTTGGTCTTCTACTACTAAACCGCCTGTTACTTTAGGGAATGCAAAAGTTAAATCATTGTATTTAATGTTGCCATAATTAAGAGTAACTCTCTTACTCCCTTTTTGCATATCTAATGGCTCTACAAAAATTTTTTGCCCGTTAATAAGCTGCGTTGTGGTTAAATCAACTTTTTCGTTCAACTTAGCGTAAACATCAGCTAAACTTCC